AGAGCTACATGATGATAAGATTAAAGAAGGCAAACGCCCTGTTGTGAAAAAAGTAAATCAAAACTTTGCGAACCGTAAGACAAAACCCGACTTCCCAACGAAGTACAAGTACGAGCAGAACGGGAGCTGGTTTACTATATATCGAGGCGAAAACGAAGTAGATAAATTTCAAGGTGCAGAAGGGCTAAAGAAGTACGGCCTGTACGCTAAATATGAAAACGCATGAGCCTGACATCACAGACATACGTTGATTGGTTTATTGACTCAGAGAACCTTACGGAATCAGCTACGTTAGCAACGGATGTTTCTGCTGCAAAAGATTGGGCACGTATTGATGCCTCTATTGATGATTTCATTGTAGAAACTCTTATTGAGGATGCACAGAAAGCCTTTCAGCGCTATACACGGAGCGTGCTCTATGAGACAACTGTTACCGTTGAATATAGTTTTGACAAGGCCGGATTGGTAGAACTGCGATTGCCGTACGGCCCTGTTGATTCAGTAACGCACGTGCAAGAAGACGGAACCGATATTGGCTATACCCAAAAGGGCGACTGGATTGAGATTACTGGCCACGGCGGGGATACGATAGAAATTGAGTATATCGCTAAACGATATGACCCAGCAGATGAAGTAGATTCGGATATTATTGTGGGAATCTGGAAATATGTAGCAACGAATTACGATGACCGCGAAAACACCAGTTTTGAACAGATACAAGAAGTACCCGACGGCTCAAAAATGAAATGGAAACCATATAGGCGTGAATTTTTATGAATGTAGTTAAGATGACAAACGGCGCGTTCCACGAAGGTAAGCACTTTACGAAGGGCAATCAGTATGAAGTATCCGATAGCGTTTATAATGCCATTCGCGGGGCTTGTGAGCTGATAGAGCAGAAAAGCGAGTACCATTACGAGAAAAGTGGCACGTGGTATCGCGTATTCAAAGGCGACCTCGAAGTAGACCACTTTCAGGGCAAAGAAAAACTGGAAGAATATGGCCTTGCAGATTGAAGCGACCGTTATCCTTGATGAAAAGATTGACAGGCTCCAAGAGTTATGTAGTGAGATTCGACAATTGAGCGACTTAGTACCAGAATGGAATAAGATCGAAGCTGAAAAACACGAAGATAAAATTGAACAGATACTTTTTGACCTCATAAAAACCAATGGCTCTCAGTAAATCACAGAAGAAAAGAGCAGGTTCCCTAGATACCCGTGGTACGTTCCAGCAGTGGACGGAGAGCGGATCGGACGGCATGGGTGGATCAACGGGGTCATGGGGTGGCGATAAGGACGTGTGGATTAGCTTGCACCCTGTAAGCGCCAAAGAAAAGTTAGAGATGGAGAAGTTGCAATCGAATGTTACGCACATGGTACAGATGCGATATAACGACTTTGATTTTGATAACGAGAACCGTCTGAAAGTAGGTAATCGAATTTTCAACCTGAAATACGTCTATAACGAAGATGAAAAGGGCGCATTTCTACAAATGACAGCGGTGGAGCAATGAGCATTCGAGTAACAGGCATACAAGAAGCCGTGAAGGCGTTAGAAGATTATAAGGACACGAAGACCGAACGCCTACAAAGTGCTGTAGATGAATCTGTAATTAATGTAGAGCGAAAGGCTAAAAAGAAGATTACTTCTGATGGACATATTGTTACTGGACGTCTAAGAGCATCAATACATGGTGTAGCTACTAACTCACAAGATACGAGCTTTAATTATAGTGATCAGCAAGGCAACAGCTTTGAGGGGTCAACCGATGAAGGAACAGGAAAGCTTAATGGCCTTGTAGTAACGAATGTTGATTATGGCCCCAAAATAGAAGCACTTGACAGCTTTATGTTTTATGGCTGGGAGCAAGAACGGCCTGAATTTATCAAACTAGTGAAAAAGATTCTAAGTAGTATCCGATGAAAGATGCTAAAACAAAACTACAGACCGCGTATTATAGCCTTTTAAATGGCAACGTAACTATTGACGGGTCTGCTGTGGGTATAGGAGACAAGCTTAATCCACCTGACACTTATCCACAGGTTATTATTAGCGATTGGACGGATACCGAAGAAAGTGATAAGTACCATTTAGGATCAGAGGTGACAATACGCCTACTGATATATGACCGGCAAGAGCAGGATAATGGGTCACGTGCTGATTTATACAGTATAAGCGATCAGATTAAGCAGATTATAAAGGCACGGCCTGATCCTATAGACTTATCACCTAATTTTAAAAATGTTTGGACACGACTCGATAATGAAGTGTCACTACCAAAGGATTTATCAGATACACATATAACGTTTGGAATACAACAGCGATTCCGACATGAAATTGAACAGCTTTAACCTCAAATAACCTAACATTATGTCTAAGATAAACGGAACACTCATACTCTTAAAAGTTGATGCTACAGGGGGCTCTCCAACCACGTTGGCTCACATTGATTCTGCAACATGGAACAGTTCGTTTTCCTTAGCGAAAGCAGCGGACAAAGATTCAAACGGCCACCAAGAATATTTAGAAGAAGCAGGGCTTTTAGAAGCCTCCATCGACATCGACGGCAACGCCGATTTCGACTACGCTTCAGGCAACCAAAAGCAGCTGGCCGAATACCTAAAGACTCGAAAAAACATTGATTTCGTCTTTGGCCCCGAAGCAGCTTCGAGCCTAAACTTTACTGGTTCGGCACTATTAAACGATCATTCCATTGACAGCCCGAATGAGGATACGACTACGTTTTCCGGTACGGCTACGGTCAATGGTGAATGGCAAATCATAGAGACTTCGTAATATGAAAGGACAACGCGAAATACAACTTAACGGCGATACGCTAACGATTAAATTCACTTTTGGTGCAGTGGAAGATTTCTGCGAGGAGCTGGGCATTACGTTCAGCGACTGGCAAGAAGAGGTCTTCAACTCACCAAAGAATATGCGAATGTTCATCTATCACATGGCAAAAGATGACGCTGATATTGAGCCCGAAGACCTGCGAGAGCTGGACTTCTTTGATACAATGGGCAAGGTATCATCTTTTATTTCCGAAGCCTCTGAAAAGATGAACGAGCAGTTGGGAAACACGCCAAGGGGGAAGCAGTAGAGATAGCTGATGTGTATCGGTTCGGTATTGGCGAGCTTGATATGCGTATCAGTGAGCTGCGTTCCCTGACAATATTTGAACTAAATCATAAAATGGCAGCATGGCAACGACAGGAAGATCGCACGGCGCGGAAGTTCCGCAAAGTAGCCTATTCTGCTATTGCTCCGTATCTCGAAAAGAGAACGCGGGAAAAAGATTTTTGGCCACTGCCAACAGACTCTGTTCATCCGAAGATGAGCAAAGATCGTATTAAAGAAGATGTTAATCGCAAACTGCGTGCATACGCAAAAGCACATACAAACTGATGGCTACTGTAGCTAACTTAATGGTCAAAATTGGGTCGGACATTAAAGGCCTTGAAAAGGGTATATCAAAAGCGCAGCGGAAGCTACAGGATGCAGGGCGGTCTATGCAGCGAATTGGTTCTCGTCTTACCATGGGGGTTACAGCGCCACTTGCTGCTATTGGTGGGCAAGCCCTAAAAACATCTGCTGAATTTGAAAAGCTACAGATTCAGATGAATACTCTTGCAGGGTCAGCCGAAGAAGGGGCTGCTGCTTTTGATCGCCTACAAAAGTTTTCTGCTGGGACACCCTTTCAAATGAAAGACCTTGTCCGTGCCAATAATATATTGGTTGGCATGGGGCAAACAATGGGAGATGCTTTTGACAACATACAGATGCTTGGTGATGTCTCATCTGCGACAGGGGCAAATATAAGTGAATTGGCCGTTACATTCGGACAGGCTTCTGCCGAAGGGGAGCTAATGACCCGTGATATTAGAGAGTTTATCAGTCGCGGTGTTCCCTTGACAAAGCTACTTGCTGACTCGATGGGAGTTGCCAAAAGCCAAATATTTGATCTTGCATCACAAGGTAAAATAACATTTGATGTCCTGCAAAAAGCTCTTAAAGATGCAACTACTGGTACAGGTATTTATGCGGGTGCTACGGAGGATGCCGCCAACACACTCGGTGGTATTTTTTCTACATTAAGAGATAATGTTAGTAGAGCACTTAATGAGATAGGGAAATCACTTTCAAAGACGTTTGATATAAAAGGGCTGATGAAAGACATGATTACCAATATTCAGTCTGGAATTGATTGGTTCAATTCGTTATCCGAAGAGACTCGTAGAATGGCTTTCTATGTGGCTGGCTTGTTAGGTGCTTCAGGGCCAATTATAGCTGCTCTAGGTACGCTTTCAATAGCTATTGGGGCAATAAGCGCACCGATAGCAGGGGTGGCTGTAGCCGTAGGAGCAGCTGCAACGGCGATTATTCAAAATTGGGATAGCGTGGTTGAGTATTTTACATCGGGACAAGGGCAAAAAATATGGAGCACTGTAAAAGATACGATGTCAAGTTTTGTAAATGCCGTAAGCGCATTTTGGGAGACTTTTGGTAGCAACATAGTTTCCATTGTCAAAGGTGCATTTACAACTGTTGTGAATCTAGTAGGTGTAGGGCTAGAAGGTCTTTCGGTAGTACTAGATGTATGGAGCGGGAAATGGCTCACAAACTGGGATCAATTTTTGGATGATACGGAAAGTTCATTTAGCGATACTTTTGGTTCAGGTGGATACCTAGAAAGCATTGCCCAATCATGGTGGCAACGATTTATGCAAAATGACCCTATTGTCAATGCTGGAAATTGGATTTCAACAGTATTGGGGTTAGATGGCCCTATACAACAAGCATCGAAAGAAGCAAAGAAAGAATCACAACAAACTGCTAATTCTATAAGTTCCGTATACCAAAATCTAGCTAATAGGTTACAAAACATTAGCTTTTCATTTGGCGTAGAATCGACTAGTAGTGGGGGTGCATTAGACGAAAAAATAGGCCTTTCGCAACAGACCCTTGATACATTCCAATTTGCTACACAGCTTTTAAATAACAATCTATTTCCTGCTGTCCAGCGCAATAATAACGCCCTCAAGCAATATGCTAATACATGGAAATTTGCATCACAAATATTAAATGGAACATGGGCACCAGCAGTAGAGAAGGCACGCGATAGCATAAATAACTTTAATAACCGCATACAGAATCTACAAAGTACACTACAAGGTTTAGAGATTAATAGCCCCGCCTTTAGAGACTTGCGCGATGAAATTTTTAAAACGCAAGTAGCGATGTTCAAATTCACAAACAAGATGAGTAGTGCGGGACAAGACCTCAAATCTGGATTTAACAAGGCTATTGGTGAAATGGCTTATAAATTCAGTAATGGCATGAACGTTATGCAAACGGTAGGTTCAGAAGTTGCTAAGATGCTTCCTAAATTATTTGGGCAAATGGCAACCGCGCTAGGTGCCCATGTTGGAAAAATGCTTGCGGGAGTTGGCAATGAGTTTTATACTGGATTTGAAAAAGTCATCCTAATAGTTCTTGATTTTGTTAACCAACTGGCTACGCTGATTGGTGGTATCGGTGGACTACTACTATTAATACCGGGCTTCCAAGCTCAAGGTGCTGCGATGTTAGCAGGAGCGGCAGCATTAGCGGCATTGGCTAGTGGGTTTAGTGCAGGGATTAATAAAAGAATAAAGAACAGGCGAGAGCGAGCGCAAAATAATAAAGGTGCATCAAATACACCGCGCCTTGCACAAGGCGGCCTTGCCTTCGGCCCTACCATGGCTGTCGTGGGAGACAACAGGGGTGCACGTTCCAATCCTGAAGTCATAGCACCGCTTGACAAGCTACAATCCATGATGGGTGGCATGAGCCAACACGTTACCGTTACCGGACAAATTTCAGGATCTACGATACACTTAGCGAATGAACGAGGAAAAGACAAGTTTAGATGAGCTTACGAGCCTATACCGATCACGTAGATGACTACAACCGCACCCATACCTTAGAGATCCACAAATCCGGATATGGTGGTGGTGTTGACTATCTGAAAAATACAGGCAGTGGATACGCCTCAAAAGACTACGAAAAGATAGACCCCAAGAAGCCATGGGAATCTCCGATCCAAAAATGCGCGCTTGAGTTTTCCGTATGGCTACGTACCGATGAGGCAGGACTCCTAGACGAACTAAAAGCCTCTGATGAAAAAGAGTTTTGGGTAATCCATAAGATTGATGGAACCCAGCAGTGGCAAGGATACGTCTATTTTGACCTTTCCAACTACGAGGAAGGATTTGTTAATCACCCGTTTCGCCTTACCCTCATGGCGAAAGACTTCACTGATTTAGGCGGAAAAGACTATCTTGTTTCTAGTAGCTTGCCTGATTCCAGAGAAGAAGTAATCAAAACGATTGCCTACTTGCTTAACACAGTAGGATTTGATATTCCGATTCGCTCTACCACAAGCTGGGTAGAAGAAAACGTTACGGCTGCTGTTGGGAATACGAACTACGACTATTTAGGAGAGATATTTCACGAGACCAAAGCCCTGCGAGAATTCGGTAAGACAGGGGATGAAACCGACCAGCCGATAACCGTTGAAAAAGCCCTGAATAAGCTCCTAAGCAATCATAAATTACTGTTAAAGCAAGAAAACGGGGCTTACTACTTAGACCAGCTGACGGCCTTTACCGATCCTACAAGCGTTATTCAAACGACCTATAACCTTACAGGTACAGAGACCGCACAAAATACGAGCTTAGACCGTACTGTTGCTGCAAATACGTCTGATCTGAAGCTGACCATTCAGGAGGATAACCGTGATAATTCAGGGCTGCCGGGTCTGAAAAGGGTTAAGGTGAAGTATGATCATCGTACGGCAGTAAACAATATCACATTCCCCAATAAGATAGAGATAGATACTAATACCACAGAAAGATCCTATTCACAGCTTTTTTTGTCCGATGGATCACAATTATTAGAGCTGTCTGGCAGCATACGGGCAAGCGCGTTTTCAGGTAGTGGCGCAACACAGATGAACAGCAATATTCGTATACGCATCGGCAGGAGCGGCACCAAGTATTGGTATAACCCTAATAATTCGCAAGGGAATAAATGGCAGACGTCTATACATACGATAGAAAATGATCTGACTCAAGAGGGTGGGACGTTGTTTAATGGGTTTGTTTCTATTACAACGGAACCGATTCCTGCAGATGCCGATGGTACGCTAGAAATAATATTCATCATTGCCGATGATGTAGGTGGGTCTTTTTCAATCGCCGAAACAACGGAATATAATTTTTGGTCGTTTAATATTCGAAATCCTATTGCTAGCGAAAATGCAACGTCTATAAACTATCAGCTTACACAGACTGATGATTGGAGCGTTGTTGAAAAATATACGGATGACTGGTATGGCGATGGGCCCATAGGATATTCTCCTGGTGCCCTTCGATATGGAAGTGCAGATGCAGATACAACGACTGACAGTTGGCAACGTAGAGGATCCACTTCTTATCGAAATTTCCATGAAAACGCCTTAAAAGAGCCGATGGATATCCGGCGCGGCTGGCGTAGGCAGCTAAGTGCTATGCTCAAAGGCAAATATAAGAGCCACGAAGTCTTATCCTATGACAGCGACTATTTCTATTGCCTAGGAGGGAGTCAAGACTTGTTTACCGGCAACTGGAACGTTGAGATTTTTCTGCTTGACATAGGTACTGCTGGGGATGATACCTTTGATGATATCCCTAAATTCACCGATGAATCAGGATCTGGTTCGGGATCAAGTTCAGTCGGTGGTGGGGGAGGATTAGATCAGGGCACGGCTGACGCGCGATATGTGCAGGAGACGGAAATAGGTACGACCGTTCAGGCATGGGACGCGCAACTGCAAGATCTTTCCGATAACCTCACAGCAACAGCTTCCGAACTCAACATCTTAGACGGTGCGACATTAGACACAGCCGAGCTCAATCGACTAGACGGCACATTATCGGAAGTACAATCCAACCTCGGCCTCAAAGACGGGAGCGCAGACCTCGACCTCAATAGCCTTGACATAGGCGGCAACTCCTTCGTAGATGCTTCCCGAAACGTAGATGCAAACTCTTATTCGGTATCAGGTTCACAGGTTATAGATTCGGCTAGTAATGCTAACCTAAATACAATAGAACTCCTCAATAAAGAATATGATGATGTAGATGTCGGTGGGCAGCAAGGAGGACAGTTGGTTTATGACTCTTCTACTGGATTGGCATTGTATTATGGATCTAATGGTTCTGGTCCAAAAGGCATTGCGACCTTATTAGATGTCAATAATACTATTGTGGGATCAAATTTGTCCTTGACAGGCGGCAATGCAGCAAACTCACAACCAAATCTTAGTATAATAGATAGCCCTACTTTTGCGGGTAATGTGGATGCAAACTCCTACTCGGTAGGCGGAACGCAGGTTATAGATGCTTCTCGAAACCTCACAGCAGGCACAGGCGACTTTTCGGGGGTGCTTAGTGCACCTGAAATAGACACCTTCCAAGATGGTGCTGGCTTAGATGATCAGCAAATATTCCATTCGATGCAAAATGCTAATAGTGCTAGAATTTGGCGCTTGTATGGCACTTCCAGTCAGCTGAATGTAGGTTATGGTTCTGTAGGAAACCTCACAGACATATTATCAGTGACCACAAACGGTATTGTCGTTTCGGGTACAGGTGACTTTTCGGGGCTTGTTACGCTTGAGGATAATATTACAGCAGATGCTTTTCAGACGGGCTGGCAAGGTGATGAATGGCAGATAACCAATGCGGGGCGTGCTGAATTTGAAGATGTGCAGATTCGTGGTGGACTGACGGCTTACGAAGCAATAATTAACAGAGTACGATACAATTTCGGAAATACAGTGCTTTCGGCAGGCGGTGGAGTTGTAGCAAGTGTTTCAGGTTCAGCCCCTACAGAGACAATTACGTTTGAAGATCCTGAAGGCAATGTCATTCTACCCGTTGCGGAAGGTGATCTCATCATGTTGCAGAATTGGGATTTAGACCGCACGACTATTATTAAGCGTATTTGGAGGCGAGTAAATTCAATCACAGGTTCTGATGTCACGCTTGCAAAAGACGGTGACATGCCTACCGATACGGGCACTATTGCGACAGGGGATGAGTTTGTTGTGAATGGCAATGATGGAACGACAGCAGGGCGTGATAGTCTTATCCTGCAATCTATTACCGACACCGACAAGCCCTATTTTCGCATTCAGGATAACATCAATTCTTATACTGACTGGACAAATGACGGCACGGTATTATTACAAATTGGGGACACCTCAAATATTGCTGATGCGGCTATTGATTTTGGTATCTTTGGACGACAGTTTGATATTCAGGCAGGCAATGATTATTGGCGCACAACAGACGGTACAGGCTCCGTTGGCGGTGGTGTTCTCACATGGGACGGGCCGAATAGTGAAGTAGGCCTTGCAGGGTTTACGGCTGACTCTTCTAAACTAAGTTTACCCCGTTCTGGTGGTGATGATGTC